TTTGAACTGCTCCCATGACACCCGCCGCAATTGACAGTGGAATATTTGGTAATGCTTCTACTACTGCACTTGCTGTATCAATGATGGACATAACAATTTTAGAATCTCGTTCTGCAATCCATTCCTCTGTTTTAGCTTGTTTTACTTTAAGGTTATATTCATCCTCTGCTTTCTTACGTTGTGCTAATAATTCTTTTTTCTTTGCTTCATTGTTTCCTGCGGCTTCTATTTCAACATCGTATCTATCCAATACATCTTGTTTTTCGTTTTCTATTTTCTCTCTGGCGTATCTTGCGCCAGATGTTACTATGTCTGAAATGGTGGATGCACTTTGTTTTGCTAACTTGGAAATATCTGCATAAGTTTTTTTGAAACCGTCAAGGCTGTTTTTTTCTATTTGCTTTTGGACATTCTGATTGATTCTTAATTTAGCATCTGCTTTTTGTTGTTCGTTCATTAATTCATCTTTTTCAATTGCCTTAATTGCAACATCAGCATCTTTTCTTAGCTTCTTATTCTTATCGTCCTCAACTGATAATTCATATTTGGAAATAGCGTCTATGGCTTCTTTATGAGTTTTTTCAGATTCATCTTTGTATTTAAGATTATATTCTGAATCTAATTGGAGTTTTTTATTTTTATATTTTTCTAATATGGCTTTTTTAGCATCTTCATTTTTCTCAGTATTGACTTCTTTAACTTTTTCAATTTCCAATAATGCCACAGCAAAATCATGTTCGATCTGTAACTTATCTTTTACAGAACTTGCAGTAGCTAAAACACCATTTTTTAATGACATGATAAATGCAATATCCCTGTCTCGGTGTATCTGCTCAATCTTAGTAGATAATTGATTTTCCTTTGATACTATTTCCTTGTTATGGTCATCTATCTCTTTTTGTTTTCTTTTATTTATGTCATTTATTTTTGCATTTAATTCTGAATTGATTGCAGTAATGGTATCTTTCTTTTCATTTTCTAATGCTTTAGAGTTTTCAACATTTTGTTTTTGTAAAATTGCTTCGGCTCTTGCATCTTGTTCCTCTCTTTTGTATCTATCTCCAATAGCATTAATAAGTGCTTTATTTCTTATTTGTTGGACTTCAAAACTTGTTAATTTTTTAGAATCAATATCTTTATCCAACTGCTCTACTCGTTCACCCGCATTTTTAGCATCTTTTACAAGTGTTGAATAAAAGGCTTCTGCTGTTTTGGATTTCCACTCATAAGTTTTTGTAATAGCATTTGTTGTTTCATCCCGCACAATTCTTTCAAACTGATTTTCTTTTTTCCAAGTTTCAGCTTTGATTTCGGAATTTTTCTTAAAATCTTGAAGTTCCTTTTTATTGTCCTCTAATTGTTGAGTAGTTGCACCACGAAAAGAGTTTTTGAATGATTCAATTTGTTCTTTGGTCATTCCTGTTTCTTCTGCAATTTTTGAAATAGCTAATGCAATACCAGCCAATACAGCAATTATCTGTCCGCCCGGCATAGCACTTAATGCAAATGAGAGTCCAGAAAATGCGCCCAATCCTTCTTGTGCCGCCGAGGTCAATTTTTGTATTTGTTTTCCACTATCACCTGTTACTGCCCCCATCTGAGAAAGAGCAATTGAAACGATTGCAGCAGCTTCTGCTGTTTCGTTCAAAACAAATTTTAATGCACGTTTTTCTCTAACATCTTCTCTGCGCTTTTGGTTAAGTACATCAATTAAACCAGATTCATTTTTCATTGAGTTGTGGTGGCTCTTTTCAGCATTATCCAATTCGGTGGTTGCACTTTTTGCATCTTTTAACGCATTACTTGCACCCGCCATTGATGTTGTGGTTGTCGTTCCCGCATCTTTAATTGATGCTTTATAACGATCAACTGCTGTTATAGCATCCTGAACATCAAATTCAAATTTAGTTTTTATTATTGTTTCTGCCATTCCCTTTTCCTCTGTTTACATTTGATCTGTAAATCCTTCTTGCATCTAAATACTTACATGGTAAATTTCTATACTCTGTCATTGAAACATTAAAATCTCCATCGTCCCAATCTCGGAACTGTAAAAATAATTCGTAACATTCATCAAAAGCATCTTTATAATTTTTTGCAATGAGATATTCAACTTCCCCATTATCTTCAAACAACATTGGTTCATTATCTTCACATTGTAATATGTCGGGATCATTTAGAACCATACAAGTTAAGACTAACTTTTTTTTTCTTCTTCCATTAACTTGTTGCCAATGATTATTTGCACACCCAATTCTACAATCCAATCCAATGTTAATTTTGATAAACATTCCTCTGATACAACAATACGTTTACCAATTCTTGGAAGTGTTTGTTCAATGGTCATAAACTCAACATCTTTACCATTCTTATCTTTGAAATTAGTCCAACCTTTCAATCCAAATTTTGCAAACTGATAAAACTTATCGTTTAATCCTGAGTTATCTATTTCCTCAGTTTCTTTTTTATAAATGGAATGTGTATCGTCTATGTATGCTCTTACATTAGATGGAATAACTCCTAATTGGAATATGGTTTTGTTGTCGGCTGAATCTTCTCTTAAAGAATATTCTTGTATTTCGGATATGTCTGTAGCTATAATCATGTTGCGGTCTCCCTAAATTGTGTTGCGGTTGTTGTGGTAAGAATAACAGGGTGGATATTCTCCACCCTGTCGGTGTGAATCTCTTTTGTTGCTTAGTTAAATTTTATTGATAAACAGTTATCAAAACTTCCTGTTCCATTAAAAGATACAGGTATTTGGAATACTGCTACTTCATTTCTTGCTTGGTCGGTTACATCATCCATTTGAACACATGGAGCTGATATAACTACTCTATTTCCTGCTGTACTGCCAATCGTTGCAGACATTGCAAACTGTGTTCCGTTATATGCTTTGTTTAAGAAATCATATCCAGCTACAGTTGTGCATTCAGGGTCAATACTACCTTTTGCTTTACGACCTGTAATCATAAACCCTGCAATTCCATTTTGTGCAGTCATATCAGGGCGTTCCTGAACATTGTTTGCAATATCAAACTCTAATTTAGATAATGATGGAGATGTTCCATCAATTGTTACTGTCGTGGCTACTGCTGTTGCTGGAATAGTTTGATTTGAACCTGTAAATCCCGGAGTTGCCGCGGCATCTGTTGCGGCTGAAAATAATCCTTTACCAGAAAATTCTAACATTGGTATTTTGCCAGCTTCTACTGCAATCTTGTATGTTCCAACTAATCCGCTAATAGTTCGTTTATATTTGTCTCTTACAAATTCTATATATGCAGATTTACCAAAACCACTAAATGCGGAACTTGACGGTTGTGAGGTAGGTGTATAAGTAATATCGTTTGCTGATGCTGATACTGTCATTCCAGATGCCTGTAATAAAGCATCTAAAGGATTGTATTTACTACCTGTTACGCCACTTCCTTTTAATTCTGTCTTAAAAGAAATTTCATAATGTGCTTTTCCAATTGCATGTGGTAAAGAATCACCTGTATTTCTTGCATAATCTCTTTCTAATTTTTCTATGACAGGTTTTATATTAATATCACTTACCCACAAATAGTCTGATGCTGTTAATGTTGCTCCACCGCCTTGTGTAGTTTCAGATTTTACTCCAAGTGATTGTAATTTGAAATTTTGTCCTTGTGCCATTGTGTTTCCTCCCAATGATCTTAAATTGATACTCTGTATTGAACTTTGAAGGATATTTCAGTTACCGAAAAGTTTTCGTTATCTGTGTTTCCTATAGAATCAAATCCGCTTGTTCCTGTGTGCGTTACATTAAGTAATGTTCCCTGATAGCTTAATGGATTTAATCTCTTTTGAATTATTGTTGCAATTTCCTCAACTGCATTGTTATATAAACTCTTGTTATCGTTGTAGGATAATTCTCTACCAACTTGTAAAACCACATTGTAATTGAAATCTGCAACGCCATTTATATATTCACTTGTAGAATCCATTGATTCCATTTGAATGGAATATGCTCTGTCAAATATGGAATAAGGTTCGCTTGATTTCTTTTTCAAATCAACTGCGGAACTTTCAACATAAGAACCTGATACATAACCAGAAATACTTGATTCCATTACAGTCTTAAAATTTGTATGTATTGTGTCCCATGATGCCATAATTAATTAATCCTCGTGAATGCAAAAAAGCCGCCCTTGATATAGTCATTAAATGCGCCCCCGACTGAATCTGCATTTATTATTTCGTTTGCTATTGCTTCTCTTACATTGTAATAGCGATACCTGCTATTTTCATAAAATTCTATTTCTAAAACTTTTGTATTAGGATCATAAGCAACATTATTAATTGCTGTTGAATCCACAGGAACATCTATTGGTTTCTGGAAGTTCTGTAATGATTCTTGTCGTTGTTTCTCTGTTACTATACCAATATTTTGGCTTGCTAAATGTTCCTTAACAATTTCTAAAAATGTTTTCATTAGCGCACAAGAGTGATATTTATAAATCCTTTCTTTGATTCATCTGCTGAATTAAGCGTTCCTGAATTATTGGAATCATACCAATACTTAACCGATTGAAGTCCACTCTTATAATCGTTTTCAGCAATTTGTCTCTTGGTATCCCATAAATCGTTGGACTCTTTCATAAAATCATTAAAGATTAAGATGAATGTTCCATAGCAAATTAAATCGTCAAACACAGTTTCCAATAAACTTACTGTATATGTTGCAGAAGTTTCTACACTTGAAACATATCGGTAATAATTGTATTGCTGAGTAAATACTATTGACTGCTCGGAATTTGCTGATGCAGAAGTCCATGAAATTAAAGCACCACTAACATTTTCCCAACCAGAATCTAATGCGGTTGGTGTTGCTGTATTTCTATTTCCTTGTAATTGTAAAGAACCACTTCCATTATGTGCGGTTACATTAACAACCAATCGGCGTTCATTGTGTCCTGCATATATACTTCCTGTCGTTGCTGTCGTTTCGGTTGTTGATGTTAAAACCTGTGTTGTGGAACTTGCATCTTTCTTCAAATCTAATGGTGTCATGGTCAACATTGGATTAATACCAAAGTTATTAAGATCATTTATTAATCGGTCATAGCTTTTAGCAATCTGTGTGCTATAATCAGACTGAACAGTCCATATCTGTCTTTGTAGATTTGGGTGATACTTTTTAAGGTCTGTATCTGTAATAAAGTTTCTTAACATTTTTTTATCCTATCTTAATATTGGTTGGGAATTTTATATCTTTCAAATCCTCACCAAGTTGAATTTCTAAAGTGCGTTGTAAGTCTTTATAAAACTGTTTTGTTATATCCATATTTTCAAATTCATCCACTTTTGTAGGAAATACAAGAGGTGGATTTATTATATTTTTATTTGTATTGCCAGAATCTTTGCTGTTATACACCAGAATATCATTGTAGGAAATGCCAGAACTATGCTTGGTTGTGTTTCCTTCAATCGTTATACTTATATCGTCACTCGTTACAGTGACAGCATTTCTCTGAAAATCTCCAGAATCATTTAATCTGGAATCTAAACTCTTTTTATGTCCCGGAGGACGTTTATTCTTTAACGGTGAATATGATTGTCCATCAATTCCCGTTTTCTTCTTTATCAAATCCTTAAATGCCTTTTCATATTTCTTGGCATAAGTTTTTAATAATTGGCTCAAATCTATCTTTGAGTTTGCCATTTACTTTTTCTTCTTAGAAAGTTGGTCTTTTAACAATATGATTTCATTTTCCAACTTATTGCAATTCAAACACGGTTCTTCCAATACTTCAAATTGAAACAAGCCGAATGATTGTATTTTGTCTAATTGGTTTTGATTGAGATGTCCTAAACTTACACCCTTTTCAAACTTGATACCGAACACTGATTGATCATAATTACAATCTGTTAAATTTCTTATTCTCATTTCCTTTCACCTTGTTAAATAATTGGTGGAGAGAATATTCTCTCCACCTTATTCATTACTGTTTAATAGTTATGATGTTATACCATAAATACGACTTACTGCTAATGCTGTTGGTATATACATACCAAACTGTGCAGCTACTGTGTAATTATCCTTAACACTGTTAGCAACCGAGATTGAACTAACATTTATTAATTGTGAATAATTACTCCATAATGTTACGCCGTCCATTTCATCTACATATAAAGTGTAAAATGATGTTCCACCATTTTCTTCATTACCAATCCAATCACTTGCTACAATTGGAATACCATCATAAGCTAAAAATGGAGTACCATAGTTTGGCATCTGTAATTTATCGGCTTCTGTTCCTGTAGTTCGTAAAGCATTCTTGAAATAACGAATACCTGCATTTGATGTTACGATTAAGTTTGGTTGACCAACCTTAACAGCTTGTAAGGCTTGGTCAAGGACTGTTAATGAAAATGAACCACTACCAACTGCGGCGACAGCGAAATCTTGAGTTGTTGAACCACTAACTGTATATCTTAATCCATTGAATTTTTGATTTGCTGTAGATGTCGTTCCATTAATTATCATATCGCCCATTTTTCGTGCAACAACTTTTCCCTTCTTAGAAACCTCTGTAGCAATTGTATTATTGGTTGCTAATGCTCTTGGCATATCAAACGATGCTATTGCCACTGATAAATCCTGTACATAAGAAGTATATGATGCTGATTGTGGAGTTGATGTACCATCCATTGCAATTAAACTTCCTGAGTTACCTAAATATAAAGTAGCTTCTTGAGTATATTGTAATTGGAAAGCAGGAGATACATCCTTTAATGGAAGTAATCCTAAAAATCTATCTGTTGTTACTATTGTTTCTGCAACGCCTGCTTCTAAATAAGGAAGTTGCAATTTTGCTAATTCTGTGTAAAGTGCCATAATATTATTTTCCTCCCGGAAATGTATTGTTATTAATTTTATTTTATCTGTAAATACAATTACTTATGTATTAGCACTTAACGTTCTTGCCAAACGAAAATATTTTCACGCTAATATTGAAAAGCGAATTATTACTAACCTTTTTTACGTTGTTCAACTCCAAGTCTTATTTTTTCATAAGGGCTTAGAGTTGGATTATCTACATCTGGTCGTGTGAATGATTTACTATCAGTTTTTGGAACTTTATGTTCTTTTACTGTGAACAAACTTGGATTATTTTTCTTGAAATTATCAACAAAATCTTTCTCAACTTGTTCTGCGTTTTTAATTTCCAAATTATCTATTTCTAACTGAGTAGTAAACAGACTTGCATATTCTGGTTTAGCTAATCCATGTTTCAATGCAAGTGTATCCATGAATGTTTTTTTTACTAAACCGTTTAATTTGTCTTTTTCTTCTTTTCGTTCTGCTTCAATTTTATCAGTTAAAGCCTTGTAATTACCTTCACCCTCTAACTTCTCTCTTTCCCGTTTTTCAGATTCAGACTTAGATTTTTGTTCCAAGTCGGCAAGTTTCTTTTCGGCATCTTTTGCGCGATTAAGAACTTCCTGAAATCTTGGAAATGGTATTTGCTCGGTCTTATTGTTAGTATCTTCTGCTTTATTTTCAGCTTCTTTGTTTTCTTCCATTGTATTTCCTCCATACATTTTTACAAGTTTTGTCTTGATAAGGATTCTTTATTCATATATAAGTATAGATTTTTTTAAATTCCTGTTTGATTTATACCTGTATCGGTTACATTTGTTTTGCTGTTAATTTCTTTGTTCCGTTCATACAGTGCTATTGCTTCATCTTTTGTTAAATCATCCTCAAGCAATAGTAAAGCATCTGCATTTGTCATAAAATTATTATTCAATCTCCAATCAATATCTTTTATCTGATCGTCTATTGATTGATATGAAACTCTGGATTGCTGAATTTTCACAACAACATCATCCGCACTCAACTGCTTATCAGGATTGTGAACATTCCAAACTATTCGCATTGTGTTGAGCAATTCTATAATTTGAGGAATGAAAACTTGGCGTATATTAGCTCTATACTCTTCCACTCTTGCACTTCCTTCTCTCATGGCTTCTGCACTTTTTGCATCACCTGTGCGAACAAAGTCCGATGGATTCAAACCGAAAAATGAGAAGATGCGGGAATATTCTTTATCAATTGCATCTTGGACTGCACTTATTGGTGCGTTTGGTGTGATATATTCAAACTTGCCCGGACTTTCTTTACTATCAACAATTACAATTGGTTTACTTGGGTCTATCGCTACAGTAACATTTCCTTTCATATCAACAGCAGGATTTGTTAAAACGGGTTGTGCAAAACTCTGATACTTTATTAACTGATTTAAGGATGTTAATTTAATATTCAAGGCATCTTGACTTACAACTAATTCTTCCCCCGGAAATTGAAAGAAATCACTATCAGTTGGAACTTTCTCCCTGAATGTTACGACAGGAATTATTCCATAAGGATTGACATTTTCTGGATTTTCTTTATTTGGTAAGGTTATTTGATTCTCGTTTACTATTCTATAATCTGAATTTGTCCAATAGTTAAATTCACCAATAGGCATGAGGTTAGCATCCAATCTTTTTATGAAACGTGGATATACAATTGCATCAATTTTATTTGAATTATGTTCGTTCTGAATGACATTAACATATTCTGGTGTAATTAAGGAAAGACCTATTTTTGCATCGTCTGTATAATATCCAACCTTCACAAAACAAGTTTTGCAAAGGAATAGATTTTGTTCTAAAGACTTTACGAAAGCATCCATTTGAACATGATCTAACATGTCGTCCCAAATTGGTTGGTCATTTACATTTGCTGATTCTACCAATAATCCATGTTTGAATGTTCCTGCTAAACTATCAGTAATAAATCGCACGATGTTTGAAATGGACATTTGCATTTTAAGCATTGTAGGATCTGCAAACTGTTTATTCATTTCCTGAGATAAGTAGGATAATTGATTGCCTTTGTAATAATCAAGCAAACGTAATACTCTTTGTCGGTAAATCAATTCTGTTGGTGTATAGATATTCGGAGACTTGAATAATCCTCGTATCCAACCAATCAACTGTTTAACTTTATATTCTAATTCATTCATTCGCTCTCTTGCTCCCTGATAAGTGAAATGGTTATAGCGTCCTCCCGAACACGCGCTATAACCACTTATGCTATTTATCTATATAAATATAGAATTATTCCATTTTCATCTGTTTTTCCATTTCTTATTTAGCGTCCTGTAAGTCTTTATTACTCTGGTAAGTATTTTCTATAAATGCTTCAAATTCATCTGGAGATAGCATTTCACCATATTTGTTGGAATATGTGTTGTAAATACTTTCAGTTACACCTTTTACAAATAATCTGATAGAATCCATGTCTCTCAATATCTTTTTGGAATATCTTCGAGGTATCATAGTTTCATAAGGCAAAATTAACATTTCGCATTTACCTGATATGAACGTGTATAACCCTTCATCTTTACCATTACTGAAATTAACCAGACTTTGTAACACTGATTGGTCATTTACTATCAATCTTGCACCCATGTAAGATAAATAGTAACGGTAACTCTGATGTTCGTTCTTAGAAGCATAAAGGTATTTATCTTGCCCAATTCGGAATGTTCCTCTACAATCACAACCTATTTTTGCATTTGGATTCATTAAATCATTGAGTAATTTTTTACTGATATGTTTACATCCAATACATTCAACTTTAACCGCATTATAATCTTGTCCATTTTTAGATAATGGTGATGCTTCTGCAATGACTGTGAAACCTTTGTAGGTTTTACCAATGTGTTCTGAGATTATGTATTTTCGTTTTCGTGGCATGTGTTACTCCGTTTCTATATAAATATACAGGAGTAAATAATTAAGTTGGTGGGAGTGATCATAAAAAAACAGGTTCAGCAGTGAACCTGTTTAATTTTAGGAGAAAAACTGAATGAGTTTCAGTTGTTCGTATATATAAATATGCGTTTTTTTATTTTTCATTTAATTGTTTATGGAATTATTTCAGTTTATTTTCCTTGTATGAAGGTGATGGATTTGCTTGCATCGTTTAATCCTTTAAATTGTATATGAAATTGAACACATAAAATTGATTGATGGATGCAAAATCTTGATAATATAGAATTATGATTTGCTTCTAAAACGAGAAGATTTGAGCCTACATATCCGAGAGACTCCACATCCCAACCCATATCAAAAGCATCTAAATAAACTTTTAATTCCTGATTTTCTTTCAGAATTTTTGTCATTTCTTCAACTTCATCTTTAAGACTTTTCCATAAATGATGGACATGTCCCGGCGGATATTCTGATTCCATAAATACATTCCTTTAAATTGAATTAATAATGATTTGAAATAAATGTTAAACAAATCTGGTTAATAACCAAATAAATTGTTGATCGTCAAATAATGGAATAATTAAATTCATTATGTAATTCATCAAAAATATTACACAATTCTGGTGATGTCGGAGTACAATACTCCATTATTCTTGGTTTTGGATATTCACCACCCTTAGTTTGATTTGTCAACTTACAATTTTCTTTATCTTTACAAAATGCAATCATTCTTTTTTCTGTCAAGGCTGCTTCTTCAGCAGTCATATCTGATTTATGAATAGTTTCTATAACAGTATATCCCGATTGAATAATATCTGCTATTAATCTAATCTTAGTCCTATTTGCACCACTTTTTATTTTACCTGTTTTTATAAATTGTTTTCCTTCTATAACATGGGCTTTGATTCTATCATATTTTCCCATTCCTACATAAAATATTTTATTATCTCTTGGGTCTGAAAGTGTATATACATAATGTACTTTTTTTATCTGTGGTAATTCCATAATTAATTATTTTTTATTACATAATTAACTTTTATGTAATGACCCGATATTCTACCATCATCATCTTTTCTTGTAACATCTTCTATTAATCCAAGTTCAAGTAAAGTTTTTTTCGCATTTGTCATTCTGAATCTTCCTAAGTTTAAACCCTTCTTGGCATATTCAGTTGTACAAAATACTGAGTTTGTTGATTGCCATTTTCCTGTATAAGCATAAAACATATACAATGATAAAACATCAGGATTTTTTTCTTTTAATATTCTATCAATAGTGGTTTTAGTGACAGATATAATTTCTTTATCTAATTCATAAGAGGATTCGTTGTTTTGTTCGTTTTTCATGTTGGCTTCCCTTTAAAATAAAAAACCCCAAATATATGTCCTGATAGGGAATCAACCAACATTGATGTTATACTTGGGGCAAAACGATAATCTAATATTTATTGGTTGTCATCTCCCTATCAAAGAGTTACATATATAAGTATAGAGGAAATTATTTTAGATACAGTTTTTTCGGCTTTTCTGAAAATATATTTTTAACTGTATAAAACCATCAAAAACAGAAGGATTTCCCAGACTGTAGGTTTCCGACAGGGTGGGAAATTAACACCCAAATGCTTTATACTAATATATAAATGCTCTCCACTAAATATGCTGATTATACACTTGATTTTTCCTTCGCTTGAGAAGATAGCTCAGGAAAAATACCTGCGGTAAAAATTCTGTATTGGAAGATATTTAGTTAAAAGAAAAGAGCAGTGGCTCTTCATACAGCTAAAAACTATGTGGTTGGTTCTTCACAGTTAAAGAACAAAAGCACGTTCTTAATGGTATATCCTCGTTTCAGACCATTTGGTCTGTATTAGTTTCAGCCAAGTTTTTATTTCTAATAAATATAATTTTAAATATTTATGAACACTTTCCAACAATTGCGCTTTCCAAGCTATTTTCAAGGCTTTTCTTCAAAAATATATTTTCATTTTAGGACTAAAAACCATGTTTTTACCAAAACTGATTTATACTTATTAATAGTAATAAGATTTACTAATAGTCTTATGAATAACTAATAATAACCAAAGGGAGGTGCAAAAATGAAAACAACCGCAACATTCACAATAGATACAGAATTACTCGAACCATTTGCAGAGATCGTTGACAGAAAAGCATTTAATAAAAGTAAACTAATTAATGGATTTATAAGAAGATTTGTAGAAACGGATGGAGATATTGAATATATAATGAAATCTTACAATCCGAATTGGAGAGAATTAAAATCAAAGAAATCAACTGTGGAGGGCAAATAAAATGATGGAACAAAATGTTGGAATAATTACAGAACTTAATAATCCAGTAAAAATCACATATACATTCAAGAAGGAAATGAGTGAATTTGCTAAAGAATATGGTCTTCAAGGTATTGAAATGAATACACAAGAATTTGGTAGATATGCATCTAAGTTCATGCTTGATGCGATACATAAAGAATTAACGGAGGGCAAATGAATGAAACGATACACACCAGACGAATTAAAACAGTTAAATGCTGATATAGATACTGCAATGTTCCAATGTGTAGAAGATTTTGCCGCAAAACACAAACCAATGCAATCTCTATTTCATTTAGGTGAATTTACAGATAAACAAAAGTTGGATATTGCTATGACATTTGCGGCAATGTTAAACGATGGTCATTATCCAAAACATTAACGGAGGTTCTATGAATGTCAAAACGAAAAGTAAAAGAGATAGAAGAAATGCCCGCACACATTGCAATGTTGCATGTGGATGATTATACCAAAGATGATCTTTGGGAAATGTGGAAAGAGGAACAAGAATCAAATCGGTTACATAAACATTTTAAGAATATAACTGAGGAGATTGAGAATGAATAACAATGATTATCCAGATAATAAAAAATATGCTGATACTCTTACCGATAGAGTTGCAAATGCCATGACTGAAAACAAATGGATGACAATATCAGAAATTTGTATTGCCGCTGATGAAAATATCACTAACCTTAATTCGGTTAGTGCCGCAGTGAGAGCAATGAGAAAACGAGGATTTATTATCCAAAGAAGGATTAATACTGATAATCCTCAACTTGGTAAGTATCAATACAGTAATTATGTAAAATACAGTCCGATGGACAAGTTTGTTGAGACAGTGCCAGAACCAGAACCAGAAAACTTAACGGAATACCAATATCTTTCTAAAATGTATCAAGAATTTAGCAGAAATAAGTAAAAGTGTAGATAAAACGCCAAACATGAATAAATCTGGTTGGCGTTTTATTTTTGTTCCTTTTAAATTAAATTAATATGTTTCAAGTGTAAAGTAAATAATATTAATAATGGAGTTGTAAATGGGATTTTTTAGTGCTATAAGAAGTATCTTTTCAAAGAAAGACAGAGAACAAAGAAAGCATTATAATTCGCTTGGTAATACCCCCTATAAACCTAAAAAACAATCTTCAAAACCAGCTCGTGGTTATACTAATGCAGACCACAAAAATGAATGGATACAAAAGAAGAAACAGAGTGGCAATTGGCTCTCAAAAGAAGAATACGAAAGAAAAACGGGTAAGAGGGGAAGAAACGGCTAATTTTACATAATTAGAACCCTGTGTTTTTATTTAGAACGAAAACGCCAGATAAAATTCAACTTGTCTGGCGTTTCTGTTTTATGTATATTTCAAAACATGTAATGTGTATGTGCTTCTCCATTATTTTAATGACAAGGGAGTTATTATGAATAAAGCAGTAAAATTCTTTTCAATCATATTATTATTTATCATTGTAATAACAAATAACTGTTTTGGACAGCAAGATTATAATGTATATGTAGATAATATGAATTTAATATCAAAGTCTGCTGTATTTGTAATGACACCAAAGGGAACAGGTACAGGAGTATTCATGCTGACTCCTCTGGATACAAACATTGCAGGAGGTGTACCAACTATATTAACAGCAAAACATGTCGTGGCTAAAGATTATGATTCTGTTGGTATGCCCAAACATTATTTTGATTCAGTTTTAGTCTTTATTAAAAGAAAAGATGGAAATATTGAAAGTCAAATCTGTAAAGTTATTATTAAAGATTCTTTATTAGATGTTGCTGCATTATTTCCATTTAACATGACAAAAGAGGATGAGCAAAAATATGATATTTTTAATATTGGAAATAATCATATAGCAAATTTGTCTGAAATACAAAGTGGCAGAACTACGTTTTTAGCTGGTTATCCGTTTGGTATCGGTTCGCAAGAATTACATCCTGTTTTACAAAGTGGTATTGTATCCTATTCAGACTTAAAGAATCACATTACCCTTGTTGATATACCTGTAAATTATGGAAATAGTGGTTGCCCGGTCTTTATTGTAAACTCATTAATGCAAATTAAATTATTGGGAATTGTATTTGCCTATCAGACAAATCAGATGGATTATGTAATTAATATTAGTAATAGATCATTATCACCTTCAAATTCTGCACTTGGTAAGGTTGTTCTGATAAAACCATTTATTAGCAAAATATCAGAGTATTATAATAATTAT